TGAGGATATATGACAACAGTATCACTCCTGAGACACCTAAGAATCCCGATTTTAAGGTTTCAACCGTGTATTATCAGGTGGAAAACGGTCATGATCGTGATGGATTGGGTTCAGAAGAGAATTATTTCTGGAAAACAGCAAAAGAAAGGAAAGAAAGACTTCCATTTGAACCAGAAGAAGAGGTAAGTATTAATATTGAACCAGAATTAGGATAAATAAGTCATTATGGAGTAAAAAATGGTAATCAAAGTTGATAAAGATGAAGAATTTATTAAAAGTGGTCGAAAATTGATTAGTGAGTATGAAGGTGAAGCTTATTTTGAAGAAAAAGAGGACGAAAAACCTCAATTTTTGAAAGAAGATCAATAAATATACCTATATCTTAAAAACCCTTATAGATATATTAGGAAAAATATATCAAATTGAATGGTAGTTAAAATTTCTCGTGCATTTAAGGACATTAGTTTGTCTTTTACTCGACATCCAGTTACAAATGACGTAACCGTGTTGAAAAATGAAGATGCAATTAAGAAATCAGTAGTAAATTTATGCCGAACACGCATAAATGAGAGATTTTTTAACGATTTATTAGGTACATCAATTGAAGATTCACTATTTGAAACTAATTTGAGTGATATTGGATCATTTTTAGAGAGAGAAATTTCTACTTTACTTAAAAATTTTGAACCAAGGATAAATTTAACGAATGTTATTGTTGATTCTTTAGTTGACTCTTATGAATTACAGATAAGAATTGAATATGAGATCACTGGATTATCATTTCCGACACAAAATATCGAATTTTTACTCCAACCGACTAGGATATAATGTCATTTACACAGTTTACAAACCTCGATTTTAATACTTTAAGAGCTCAGATCAAAGATTACTTGAGATCAAACTCAAATTTTACTGATTTTGATTTCGAGGGGTCTAATTTTTCTATATTAATAGACACTTTAGCATATAACTCTTATATAACTTCTTATAATACAAACATGGCTGTCAATGAGTCTTTCATTGATAGTGCTACTCTACGTGAAAATGTTGTATCATTAGCAAGAAATATTGGTTATGTACCAAGATCAAGTAAATCATCAACTGCAATTGTTAATTTTAATGTTAATGTATCAGGATCAGATGTACTCAGTGTCAAATTAAACGCAGGTATAGTTGCTTTAGGTTCGGTTCAAGGTGGAAATTACATATTTTCAATACCAGATGATATTACAGTTACTCCAAATAGTAATGGAATTGCTAGTTTTAATAATATTTCAATTTTTGAAGGTAGTTATCTTACAAAAACCTTCAAAGTAGATAGTTCACAAACAAATCAAAGGTTTATATTACCAAATACAAATATTGATACATCTTCAATTCGTGTTGAAGTGAAGGATAATGAAGGAACTTTAACTTATAATGCCTTTACTAACATATTTGATGTTAATTCTGAGTCAAGATTATTCTTGATACAAGAAATTAATGATGAAAAATATCAGATTCTTTTTGGGGATGGTATTTTAGGTAAAAAATTATCTGATGCAGCAGAAATAAATGTTAGTTACATAGTCACAAATGGAAAAGATGGAAATAACGCTGTAAACTTTAATTTTTCGGGAAGATTAACAGATAATAATGGTGCTGATATTACAAGTGGAATATCCCTCTTAACAACCCTACAACGGTCTGAAAATGGTGATTCGATAGAATCTATTGACAATATAAAATACTTAGCTCCAAGGGTCTATGCGTCTCAATATAGAGCAGTTACACCAAATGATTATAAGAGTCTAATACCCTTTCTATACCCAAACGTTGATTCTGTAAGTGCATATGGGGGTGAAGAACTTGATCCACCAGAATTTGGAAAAGTTTATATCACTATTAAACCAAAATACGGAGAGGTATTATCTGATGTAGTTAAAGATTCTATTAAAAATGATCTTAAAAACTATACTGTAGCTGGAATTAAACAAGAACTTCTTGATTTAATGTATCTTTATGTTGAATTTAATACAACTGTATCGTATGATACTGGATTTATCTCAGATAAGTTAAATTTACAATCTAGAATTTTATCAACAATTGAAAATTATGCAAAATCAACCGATATCAATTCTTTTGGAGGAAGATTAAAATATAGTAAATTACTTTCTCAAATTGATAATGTTGATAATGGAATTACCTCAAATATTACGACTCTTGTAATGAGAAGGAATCTAAGTCCTTTAATAAATCAAGTTGCAACTTATGAAGTTTGCTATGGAAATAGATTTCATGCAGATTTAGAAGGCTTTAATATTCGTTCTTCATCATTTAGAATAGAAGGAGTTGATGGAGATCTATTTTTAACCGATTTTCCAGACACTAATCAACTCACAGGAGTTGTTAAATTTTTTACGTTCGTTGATGGTGTAATAACTTATGTTAATAATAATGCAGGTTCAGTTGATTATATGAAAGGTGAAGTAAACTTATTTCCAGTAAATATTACATCAACATCACTATTAGATCGTGTTGAGATTGAAGTTACTCCCGAATCAAATGATATTGTCGCAAAAGAGAACCTTTATATTGTGCTAGATACTACAGGAAATAGTAAATTAAACCTACTAGAAGATGTTCTTGTTTCTGGTTCAAATATTTCAGGAACAAATTATGCACCACCCTCTAGTTTTATTAGCAATAAAAAATATACAAGATAAGAAATGTCTGATAAAAAAGTTAAAATTTCAAATATTCTTGGTAGTCAAATACCAGATTTTATACAAGCAGATAATCCACTCTTTAAAGAGTTTTTAACTCAATACTATGAATCTGAGGAACGTGAGTATGGAACAACATACTTAGCTGATAATATTTCATCTTTTAAAAATATATCTACAGTCTCAGATATTTCTCTGGTTGAAAAACAAACAGTTAATGCACCAAATAGTACTGCTCCAGAATTACCAGTTATTTTAACTTCTAAAATTTTTGCTTTTGATGATATTATTAATGTGAATCAAACTGTTGGGTTTCCTGACAAGTATGGTTTACTAAAAATTGGTAATGAAATTATTACATATACTGGAAAAACTGATACTTCATTTACAGGATGTATTCGTGGATTTAGTGGTATCTCAAATATTAAAACTCAGGGAAATCCTGAATTTTTAACATTTAGTTATACAAATGCATCAACACATGAATCTAATTCATTTGTTCTGAATTTAAGTTTTCGTTTTGTAACTGAATTTTATAGAAAATTTAGAAAAAACTTTTTACCAGGTTTAGAGGGAAAAAGTTTTGCTTATGGATTGAATGTAGAAAATATTTTATCAAGAGCAAGAGATTTTTACAGTTCAAAGGGAACAGATACATCTCTAAAGATACTCTTTCAAGTTTTATATGGTGAACAGATTGAAGTTATTAAACCATTTGATCAAACAATTAGACCCTCAGAATCTAGATGGGATATAACTGATGACATTATAGTTGAGGTCTTATCTGGTAATCCTCTAAATTTGAAAGGAGTTAAGATATATCAAGATTCATTTACCAATCCAACTGCTAGTGGAGCAGTTTCAGATGTATCTACAAAGTTTTTAGGTGGTAAACTATATTACCGAATATCTTTTTCAAAGGGAACAATATTTAATAAATTTAAAATTTCAACAAAAACTAGAGTAGTATCAACTGCACAGACAAATAGTATTATAAGTGTAGATTCTACAATTGGGTTTGGAGAAACTGGTAATTTTTACTATCCAAACGCAGATAATATATACACTTTAGCAGAATTTAAATCAAAATCAAGTAATCAATTTTTTGGGTGTACTGGTATAACTACAACTTTAACAGAATCAGATCCAATTATAGATTTGAATTTTATTTATGGATATGAAAACAATGATTTAACCAAAATTTGTCAAATGAGAGTGGTTGGATCAATTAGAAAAACTTCTGACAATGTTAATACTACAAAATATTTTGATCTTAATGATTCAATTAAAGTAAAACATTTAGGAGAAAAATACGATGTAGATGATTTAAGATTTAATACTTGGTTTTATAATAACATATCGTATGTTGATGTTATTCAACATCCATCAGGATCTGGTAGTGATGCAGCAAAAACATTCAATACTTTGTCAGAACATTTTTTAAAAGTTGGTGATAGGATTGATGTTATATCTAAAAATACTGGAGTTTCTGTTTTAGAGAATGTAAGGGTAGATGTAATAAACAATTCTAAACAATTCCAAGCTAGTAGTGGTGTAAATGCATTTGGTGATTACACAATTAAAAAAAGATTAAACTACGTATCTTCTAATTTTGGTATTACATCACTTTTATCAAATATTCAAAATTCTTTTGTGGATTCTGAAAAAAATGCTTATATTGCATGTTCGGGATATCCATCTTTTGATAGTCAAACAACCAATAGGTCACATGAATTTAATTCAAATAATGTTAGCACTAGTAATAATACAATTACTATAAATGATCATAATTTTTTAAATGGTGAAAAAGTTTACCTGTCAATTATACCCAATTCTGGATTATTTGATATTGATAGTGGTTATTATTTTGTAAATGTAGTTGATGATAATACGTTTAGATTATCTTTAAATTCCTCTGACATTTATATTAATAATTTTCAAAAAATTAAATATAACAATGTTGGAGTTGGTATCCATACCATAACACCTGCAGATTTACATGATGGTAAAAAATTAGATAATCAAAATAATTTTAAAAGAATATTCAGAAAACCAAAAATAAAAGTTAATAGCACTAATATTACTGGGCCAATAGGATTATCTTTAAACGGTGTAGAGTATCATTCACCAATTTCAAACGACTCAGTTTTTTATGGACAGATTGATGAAATTGAAGTTTTGGATTCTGGAGATAATTATAATGTTATTCAACCTCCATCATTATCGATATTGGATGATAATGGAAATGGATGTCTAGCTAATGCTAATTTTTCAGGATCAGTATCAGAAATAGTTTTAGATAAAAAAGGATTTGATTATGCAACCACGCCATCAGTAAAAGTAATTGGTGGAAATGGATCTGGTGCTATTTGTGAAGCAAAAATGAGAGGATTTACTCATAGCAAAACATTCATTGAGTCTGAAATAGATGTAACAAATAATAAAATTATAGGAGATCATAGATTTTTAGATGGAGAGGAGGTTACATATATCGCCACAGGAACACCAATTGGAATCAATACTGCTGTTAATGTGGGATTTAACACTGATAGATTGACATCTGAAACAACTTATTTTATTGCAAAAATTGATGATAATTCATTTAAATTAGCAATAAATCAAGAAAGAGCATTAAATAAAACAAATTTAATAGAATTTTTAGATGATGGAAACAAAAGTCATACATTTAGATCCAAAAAAATAAGAAAAATTATTGATAGAATAATTGTTAATGATTCTGGATCGGGATATGATAATCATAAAATTTCAATAAGAAGTAATAACTATCCAACTAGTAATCTTTTAGAAACTTTTAGTGGTGTAAATGTTGAAAATAATTACATTTATGCTAAGAATCACAATTTGAAAAATGGTGATGTTTTAGAATATCAATTTGATGGTTCAGTTATATCTGGATTATCAACATCAAAAACATATCAAGTGACAATTATTGATAGTGATAAATTTAAATTAAGTGATGCTGGAACAATAAATGCAATAACAAATACAAATTATGAGAGAAAAATATATGTAAATTTAAATAGTGTTGGCGTGGGAACACACACATTTAAATATCCAGATATAGAAGTTAATATTGAAGGTGTAGTATCTGTTGGAACAACAACTTCAATTCCTGATTATTTTAAAGCTACTGCTACACCTGTAGTTAACGGTAAATTAAAAAATGTTTATATTGAAGACGGAGGAGTTGGATATGGAGTTACAAATATTATTAATTACATAAATCCACCCAAAATAAAATTATTAACTGGAGATGAAAATGCGGTTATACGTCCAATTATTGTTGATGGTAGAATAACAGATGTTGACATCATTAATGGTGGAACTAACTATACAACTCCACCAAATCTTGAAGTTATTGGAATTGGTGGCACATCTGGAACTGTAGGACAATTTGCAGAATTAAAATCTATAGTTTCAAATGGAACAATTACAGGAGTTACTATAATTGAGGGTGGATCTGGTTATAATTTAAATAATACTTTTGTAAAAATCACTCCTGCTGGATCTGGTGAAATTATTAACACTAAAATACATGAATGGAAAATAAATGCAGTAGAAAGATATAATTATACTCTAACTGAAAATAACTCTCAATTTATTCAAATACGTGGAGAAACATCGAAAAATAATAGTATCTGTTCATTTTATCCAGTAAAGAAATATCGTATTTTACTTACAGATAATATCGATGATACTAATACTGCAGAATCAACTGACAATCATTCAAAAATTGTTGGCTGGTCTTATGATGGTAATCCAATATATGGGCCAGTTGGAGAAAGAATAGGAATTGGACTTACCTTTTTAAGATCTAGTTACATTCTTAATCCAATTTCTGATCCCCAATTAAGACCTTCATCTTATGGCAATGGTTTTTTCATTAAAGATTATACTTATAATGGAAGTGGAGATTTAGATGAAAATAATGGTAAATTTATAATAAATTCTGATTTTCCAGAGGGGACATACGCATATTTTTCAACTATAGACAGTACAACTAAAAATCCTTCATTTCCATATATAACATTTTCACATCGTGATCTTACAGATGAATTTAACTTAACGGTTGATAGTAAACAATTAGATACTATTTTAAATAGTGGTGATTATAAAAGAAATGTTACTCATTTAGGATTAAATGATGAGTTTAGGAGATATCCTTTACTTCAAGATTCTTTAAATTCAAATGCAGAAATAAAAGTTAGTTCAATTGAATCATCTACAATAACAGGTATTAAAATTGATCAGTTTGGATCTAATTACAAAGTAAATGATAAATTAAATTTCAATGATCCTACTATTTTAGCTAAAGTTGATCAGGTGATAGGACAGCCTATTGTTTCTGTGGAAACTACGAATACAATAGTAGATAATCTTATATTTACAGTATTGGATGGAAAAGTTACAGGAATATCAACAATTCCTCATAATCTCTCTGATGGTGATATTGTAGAAATTTCAGGAATAACATCAACAAGTTACAAAAATTTGGAGGGAGTTAGAACAATAGGAGTTTCAACAGTTAGTTCTGGGTTATCAACAAATATTTTAGATGTTTCTGCAACTGGAATCACAACATTTGTAACTTTTTCTGATTCTACTATTTCTAGAAAATTTAAAGTTGATGATGTTATTGAAATAGGAAATGAACAGTTTCTTATACTTGGACATGATGATGTTAATAACAGATATAGAGTTAGAAGAGGACATAATTCAACAACATCATCTACTCATTCTGCAGGAACCATAGTTAAAAGATCTGAAATATCATTTAATTATCCAATATCTAAGGATGTTAAAAATAAAAATGTACAGTTATCAGCAACAAGATATTTTGAATTGGATAAATCGGTTGGGATAGGAACAACAACTACCAATGTAGTAGTTGGATTTGCTGGTAGTTTACCAATTAACAAATCAATTCCAGCAAAAGCAATATATCTACCAAATCATAATTTTGAAAATGGTGATGAAGTAAGATTAACTTCTATTGGATCAACTGTTAAGGGAACAAAAAATGTTAACTTATCAAATGCATTTGATTTAGCTGGGATTGGCACATTTTATTGTTCTAAAATAAACGATGATTTTATTGGATTATCAACAGAAAAAACAAATTTTAATTCTAATCAAATATTTTTTGAATCAATCAATATCAGTAATGGTGATGATAATAAGATTGAAAGAATAACTGAAAATATTTCTGGTTTTGTAAGAAAAATAAATGGAACAGTAACTGTTGCCACAGCTACAACTACAGGACAGCAGCATGGGTTATCTGAAAGAGATAAATTTGAATTACATATAACTTCAAGTAATACACAAACTTTTGATTTAAGATATAATTCAACTATTGGAAAGTTGGTAGTTAATCCTATATCTTTTCTAGATTCAGCTATAGGAATAGGAACAACAAATTCTAGGATAAAAATTGATAATCATGATTTTAAAACTGGAGATTTAGTTGTTTATAATTCATCAACACCAGCGACTCCATTAGTTAATAATGGTGTTTACTATGTAATTAAAGATTCAATAAATGATATTAGATTAGCAGAAAATTTATATGATTTATCTCAGTTTCCAGTTAATTATATAAGTATTGGGGCAACTAGTGGACAGAATCATCAAATATCAAAAATAAATCCAAAATTAACTTTTTATAAAAATAACCAAATAAATTTAATAACATCAGATTCAAGTCTAAATGATTTTGATATAGACTTTTATGAAGATATAAATTTTCAATCAAAATATAACACAAATTTAATCACTAAAACAAGTGGTAGTATTTTAATATCTGTTGGAAGTTCTTTATCTACTGAATTTTTCTATAAAATTGAAGGAAAAAATAATAATATAAGTAAAACTTTATTTTTACCAGTTGATGAAAGAGTTATTGATTATGCCAAGATAGAAGTAGTTGATTCTATTTTTAATAGAGAACACATAGTTACTGGAATCGGAAGTACTACATTCAATTTTAATCCGAAAATTATAGCAGAAACTAATTCGTATACATCTTCAGGTTTTTCATCTGCATTTTATTCAACACAATCAACAGGAGAAATTGGAGGAATATATTCTGTAAAAGTTCTTAGTGATGGAATAAATGTTGATAATTTACCAATTGTTACTTCCATAGGAACTACAACTGGAGTAAACGCTGTTGTATCTGTAGAAACAGATAAAATTGGATCTGTTTCTGACACTCAAGTTGTGAATCAAGGATTAGAATTTTCACCAGATAAAACTTTAAAACCAAAAGCAGATAGTAATTTAATTTTAGAACTAAAGGATACTTTAACTCTTGAACGCATAGATATAATTTCAGGTGGAATTAATTATACAAGTCCACCAAATGTGTTAGCTATAGGTAAAACATCTATAGTTGCACAGACATTTTTAACGGGATCTTCAGTTAATAATATTAAAATTTTAGCAAATGAAAGTGGTTTATCTGAAGATCTTAGAATAATACCAATAACAAATTCTAACGGAATTGTTGTAAAAGGAGCATCAACTGACTCTAATAAAACAGTTACATTAGAATTAAGAGCACCAATTCCAGACTCTGGATCTGGCAGTGGTTTTTACAATAATTCTGGTAGTTTTCCCTTTGAGATAGGTGATGAAATATTTGTTGAAAATATTAAAATAACAAATCAAGCAGATGGATATAATTCAAGTGATTATAATTACAAATATTTCACTGTAGTTGGTATTGATACTAGAGGTGGTGAAGAATCCGTAAGTTACTCTTTAGTTGGTCTTGGAGCAAGTGGGGGAATTTATCAAGTAGATAATAATTTTGGTAGAGTTATAAAAAAAGAAAATTTAGCAGAATTTTCTCCAGTATTTAAAAAGACATCTTTCAATGATAATGAAGTTGTTAAAGTTATTGGAAAAAATACTTTGGGAGTGGTAGCTAAAAATGGTTGGGATCAATTATCAGAATCTTTAAAAATATTTAATGCTAATGGAGATTTTGTAGAGGGTGATGTTATTAGAGGAACTATAAGTGATAATAAAGGAACAGTAACAAAACAATTTAAATTTGATTTTGATTTAGATGTAAACAGCACTGCAAGAAACTTTAATGGTTGGAAAGATGATGTTGGTAAATTAAATTTAGATATCCAAAAAATACATGATAATGATTATTATCAAAGATTTTCTTATTCAATAAAAGGTGATGTTCCATTTGAAATGTGGAAAGATTCTGTTAATAGTTTAGGTCATATTGCAGGATTTAAGAATTTCTGTAATTTAGGTATAGGTACAACCGCTAATGCAACCGAAGGAAAAACAAATCTAAAACCAACTGCAGAATCACAAATAGACTTTGATGTTAATATTGATGAGGAAGCATCTGTTCATGAAAGATTTTATTATGATATGGTTGGTGAGGACACTGAAGATGAAAATTTATCAAAATTAGTCATATTTAGATCTAAAGTTTTAACAGATTATAATGAATCAGTATCTAATAAAGTTCTTTTAATTGATGATATAAGTTCACAATTTACAGGAATCGTAACTTCAACTGGTGGTGGAGTCATAGGAACAACTAATTTTAATTTATTTACTGGAGGTGATTCATTATTCCATAGGGAATTTGACCCATCTACTATAAACACTACAAATCATCAGTTAACTATCCCTAATCATAATTTTAATACAGGTGAAAGATTAATATATAAACCTCATTCTGGTCAGTCTCCAATTGGAATTGGAACTACATCAGATACAAATACAGGTGTTGCTGCAACAACTTTATTACCATCAGAAATTTTCGCAATTAAAGTTGATAATGATAAAGTTAAAATTGCGATTGCTGCCAGTTTTGCTTCTGCTGGAGTTGCAGTTTCCTTTACTAATACAAGTGGTATTGGTAACACCAATACTATTTTTGTTCCATCGGATGATGCTACAATTAGAACTTTAATTTCCATTGATAATATGATTCAAAGTCCTGTTGGATTTTCAACAATTATTTCTGTAGGATTATCTACTGCAGTTGGATTATCAACAGATATTATATTTTTAAATGATGTTTCAGAAATTTCAGGAAAATCATTGATTCAAATTGAAGATGAAATAGTTAAAGTAAATTTAGTTGGTGTTGGATCTACAAATTCATTAAATGTAATAAGAGGTGAAATGGGAACTGTTTCTGCAGCACATACTGTTGGTGCAGCAGTTACAGTAGTTAAAGGTGATTATAGAATTGATCAGGGAAGAATATATTTCTCTGAAGCACCTTATGGCCCGACTGCTAGTTCTGGTATTGTTACTTTTTCCACTTTTTCTGGAAGAGCATATTATCGATTAGATTATACCACTAATTTAATTATTGATGATATATCAGATAGATTTGATGGATCTACAGATAAGTTTGCTATAACATCAAGAGGAAATGATATATCTGGAATTACTAGTGAAAAATTTGGAACACTATTGATTAATAATATTTTCCAAAAACCTTTTTATGGAGATGTTGGGGATATTAATAAATCAGATTACAGATTAGTTGGATCTGGGCAGACAATTGATTTTACTGGAAGTTCTCTAGATAAAGATTTACCTAGAGGTGGAATTATTAATGAATTTGATGTTGGAATAGGAAGTGGATATCAAATTCCAAGAAAAGCAATATTTACTGCAGTTGTATCTGCAGGTGGAACAATTCAATCTGTTGGCATAGCAAGTGGAGGTGCAGGTTATCTAGCAAATCCATTAGTATCTGTTAGTTCAACAACTGGAGTTGGAGCAGCCATTTCTGCTTTTGTTACTGCTGGTGTAGTTACATCTGTGACTATTAATAATCCTGGTACTGGTTATACATCCACAGGAATTTCAACTGGAATTAATTTTGTTACAGTGGCACCTCCAAGTCCTTATAAAAATATACCTCTGTCTGGTGGTAACGGATCAGGTGCTACTATGGATGTTGTTGTGGGAACTGGTGGAAGTATTATATCGTTCAACATGTCAAATCGTGGTATTGGTTATGAAATTGAGGATACTTTACAATTGACAACTTTACCATTCCAAGTTGGAATAGGAACAAGTGCATTTAACATTACTGTAAAAAATAAATTCCAAGATAAATTCTCAGGATGGACTTTCGGACAGTTGTTAGAACTTGATGATTTTAGTTCACAATTTAATGGATTTAGAAAATCATTCCTTCTTACTAGAACTATCACAGATAAACAATATTATAGTATAGTGGCAAGAGAAGGATCAGGAATTATTCTTAAAAATAATTTCTTAGTCTTCATTAATGATATTTTACAAATACCAGATAAAGACTATACTTTTGAAAGTGGAACAAGATTTAGTTTCAAAGAAGCTCCAAAATCAGGAAGTAAATTTAAAATTTATTTCTATACTGGATCAAATGACGACTTTGTTGAAACCGATGTTGATGAAACAATAAAACCAGGTGATGAATTAAGATTGCAATACTTTAGTGAAGAAACTGTTAATTCTGGTATTGTAACAGCAACTCCTCATAATTTAGTTGATACTGTTACTATAGTAAACAGTGGAACTGGATATAGTATAGGTGAAGAAGTGGAACTCTTGGGTGGATCTGATGAATCAGGAATTGGTAATACAGGTTTTCCTAGAAATCCAAATGCAGATTTAGTTAAACTAAAAATTGATTCAATATCATCTTCAGTTGATGAAAATGGTGATCCTCTTGGAGAAGTTACAGGTGTAAGTATTATAAACACTGGAACATTATATACATCTGGAATAAAAAATGCGATTGGTGGTTCTGGATCAAATTTATCTGTTAGAGTTACAATTGATGATGATTCAAAGGTTAGAACCGAATCTAGAATTGTCGAAGATAAAGAATCAGAGCAAAGTAATCGAGTTGTATATGAGTTAATTGCATCAGATACTGTAGAAACCACAACATATTCAGGAGTTGGTATATCCACTGATCCTGATTTCTCTCGTCCTGTGATGTGGAGAAAGCAAACAACTGATGTAGTTATCGATGGTCAGAGTATATCAAAAGAAAGAAATTCTTTGGAACCACAAATACTACCAACAACAGGAATTATAAAATCTATTAGTTCTTCTGATACAAAAATATGTGTTAAAGATACTTGGTTATTCCAACAAGTGGATAATTTAGGACAAACTCAAAACGATATAAGCATAGTTGGATTAGGAACAACTGCTGTTGTAGAGACAATTGAAAGGGTAACATATGCTGGAGATTATGGAATCGTAGTTGGTATTGGTGTTAGTTCAGTAGGTATCAATACAAGCGGCCCTGCTCTCTTTTTTGAAATTAAACCAGATCCTACTGAAGATTTTGGAATATACTCTCAGAATCCAGGATCAACAAATAAAATAACAAGATCAGGAATATCAACTGGTGATTATTTTGTAATTGAAAATACATTTATAGGAAATGGAATCACTGGAATAAGAACAACTTCTTCTGGGCCAGAAACTGTAAGTATTGGTAATAGTTTCTTAGATAATGTATATTATGTCGAGCATTTTGTTTCTGTTGGATCTTCAATAACAAGAATTTTTGCAAATGTCAATTCAGTTTCAGGAATAAATACTGCAGGTTTGTCTACTCATTTCAAATCTGGAAATTATAGTTGGGGTGCAATTAATGTAAGTAGAAGTTCTACTTCAAAACCATTTACTTTCCATAACCAAAACGGTTTACTTGGAATCGAAACCTCAGCTCAAATTGTAAGAACTCTACCTCTGAGAACTTCTTACTCATAACAGGTATAAATAATCAAAAAAATGTAAGTATCAATGCCCGCAATAATCACTGACCAATATCGAATTTTAAATGCAGAAACTTTTGTTGATAGTTTTGTAGGTATTGGCACATCTGGAAATAATAATTATTATGCGTTTCTGGGACATCCAAATCCCACAAATATAAGCATTAAAAATTATGGAGCTCCTAATTGGGGTGCAGAATTGCCAGCTCCAGTAGATTCTTTTTCTCAAGAAAGTTTTTACTATGATAGTATGTTATTTTTAAAAAAAATTACATCAAATGATGTTCGAAGGGTAATTCCAAGAATAAATTGGCAAGTGGGAACTGTATATGAAATGTATAGAAATAATTATTCAGCTGATAATAGTTACACTGATGAGAATAGAACACCAAACACTAATTCTACATCTCTTTATGGGTCAAATTACTATGTTGTAACTTCTGAATTTAAAGTTTATCTTTGTATTAACAACGGAACAAGTCCAGATAATACTAAGGGAGTGGGATCTGAAATAGAACCAACTCATACAAATACAACTCCACAGGCAGCTGGTAATGGATCTGATGGGTATTTGTGGAAATACCTTTACAGTATCACACCATCAGATATAGTAAAATTTGTTACAACAAAATTTATACCACTTCCACAAAAATGGGGAGATACTTCTAATTTAGCAATTAAAGATGCTGCTGTAGACGGAAAAATTGAAACTGTTGTATTAAAAAGTAAAGGAACTGCCATTGATATAGATGGTTTTCCTAATGGTTCAATTTCAGGTATTCCAATCGATGGAGATGGAACTGGTGGATTTGTAACTATAAAAATTAGTAATAAATCAATTGAACGTGTAGAAAGTGTAGTTGGTGGAAGTGGTTATACTTATGCTGAAGTTAGATTTGAATCTGGAACATATAACGGGAAAGATCTTGAAGCAGGAAGTGGTGCAAGTTTTGAAGTGGTAATACCTCCAAAAGGGGGACATGGTGCTGATGTATATCGTGAATTGGGTGGATTTAGAGTTATGACATATGCTAAATTTGATAATAATATTAATGATGCTCCCGATTATGTTGTAGGTAATAACTTTTCTCGTGTTGGAATAGTTAGAAACCCACTTCAATTAAGTGGAACTGACCTTCTAAATAGTACGACTGCAACTAATTTAAGTGCTTTAAAGTTAAAACCTGCTGATGGTTCTAGTAAAAAAATTTCAGATATAACATATACTTCTAACAGTTTAATTACTCAAACTGTTGGACTCGGATCTACTGCGGTTGGTTATGTTGCTTCTTGGGATCCAGAAACTGGAGTACTAAAATACTATCAACCAGTTGGTTTTTCAACACTTTCACAATACTCTTATCAAAAACTTGATTTTGTAGGTGAAAATATTGTAATTACTGGAGGAAGTCCAGAAAATGCAACTGTTGATGACAATTTTAACGGTGGTACTGCTACTGTCGGTGGTGCAAGCCAAAGTTTAGGTCAAACATTTGTTAACGGAAAAGCAAACCCAGATGTTAAAAAATATTCTGGAGACATTATCTATGTTGATAATAGAGCACCAGTAACAAGAACAACTTCACAAAAAGAAGAAGTAAAAATCGTCATAGAATTCTAAAAAGATGCCACAAAATACTAATTTAAACGTTTCTCCTTATTTTGATGATTTTGTTGATAGTAAAAACTATCACAAGGTTTTATTTAAACCAGGATTTCCAGTTCAAGCTAGAGAATTAACTACTTTACAAACAATTTTACAAGATCAAGTTGAAAAATTTGGACAGCATTTTTTCAAAGAAGGTGCGATGATAATTCCAGGTGGAGTTTCTTACGATCCTGATTATACTGCTGTAAAAATAGATCCTAATTTTTTAAATATTCCAGTTAGTAGTTATACAAAAATTTTAGCAGATAATAAAATAGAAATAAAAGGAGAAACCACTGGTGTAGAGGCAATAGTAGTTAATAGATTAACATCTTCACAGTCAATTGATGGGTTTGATACTCTTTATATAAAATATACCAAATCAGGCACAGATGGTTCAACAAAAATTTTTGCTGATGGAGAAAATTTAATAACACTTTCTAGTATAAATTATGCTAACACAAGTATCGCAGCAAATGGACAGTTTGCAAGATGTATTGTTTCAGATTCAACATCCACTGGATCTGCACTTTCTGTAAGCGAAGGTGTATTTTTTATTAGAGGATTTTTTGTTAAAAATGTAACTTCTACTATAATACTAGATCAATATACAAATAAACCAAGTTATAGAGTTGGATTTTTACTAAAGGAAGAGGTTGTGAGTCCATCTTTAGTTAACTCTGATTTATATGATAATGCAAAGGGATTTGCTAATGAAGCAGCACCAGGTGCTGATAGATTTAAATTATCAACAACGTTACACAAAAAATCTTTAACTGATAATGATGATGGTAATTTTGTTGAACTTTTTAGAGTTGAAAATGGAACTGTAGAGGAGATAGTAACAAAAACAGAGTATAATATTTTTGCATCCGAATTAGCCAGAAGAACTTATGATGAATCTGGAGATTATTATGTAAGACCATTTTCCCTTGAAGTAAGAGAATCTTTAAATGATAGAATTGGAAATAGAGGAATATATTTTGACACCCAAACAACTAAAAATGGAAATACTCCTTCTGATGATATCATTACATTACAAATTTCATCTGGAAAAGCATTTGTAAGGGGTTATGAGATTGAAAAGGTATCTACTTCATCTTTAGATATATTAAAACCAAGAACAACTAAATTACTTGAAAATCAAAGTGTTCCAATTAGAGTAGGTACATCGATAAAACTTACAAATTTAAAAGGAACACCAGCGATTGGATTTGGAAATGATGCAAAAATAAAATTAGTTAATAGAAGATTAAATACAACTAAATTTGCCGAAAATGGAACAATTATTGGAGATGCTAGAGTTTTTGATTTTAATCAAAAAGCAGCTGCAGGTATAGGAGTCACAACTTTTGATCTAAAAATTTATGACATTCAACTCTACACAGTTTTAACTATATCCAATAGTTCAACTATTACTGCAGATTCTTATGTAAAAGGTAAATTTAGTGGATCGGCAGGATATGTGGTTTCAGCAGTTACTAATAATACTTCAATAACTCTTCGTGATGTAAATGGAGAATTTCAAATTAATGAACCACTAATTATAAATGGAATTGATTCTGGTAATAATGTTACAGCAATAGTTGATAATGATATTGAATCAATTAAAGCAGTTCATAGCACTAGTGGTTCAATTGGAGGAGTAGGATCTGGAAGTACAACATTTGCTGCAAATACTGTTTTAGATCGTAAAAAACAAGTATTTCCCGAAGGATCTCAATTTAATATAACCAATAATAATACGTTAAGATCTGCATCAGTTGCTGATTTTAGAAGTCAATTAAAAGTCGGTGATGTAATTTCATATTCAGCAGGAGGAGGAATAAATGATCTTCCACAATTCAATACAGTAACTCAAGTAGGTGTCAATAGTGTTGGTCTTGCATCAAATGCAAATGTTTTTAACGTTTGTGATGGTTCAGTAGAAAATGTTGATCCAGTTTCCATTTCTGTTTTAATTCCAACTTTAAATGAATCGGATAATCCTGGTTTAAGAGTTAAATTAGCAGACAAATATATTTCATCCATGAATGTTCTGGACAGTTCATATATTACTAGAAAACAATTTACAACAACAGTTTCAGCGAGTTCTGCTACCTTTAATATTTCTTCACTTGGTGGAGATACTAGTGAATTATTTTTTGAACTGTTTAGTTCATCAAATTATTTTTTAGATGTAAATAATGTACCAATAACTCTTTTTGATTCTCAGGTAACTGTTTCAAGTAATCTTAAAACAGTAACTATCTCTGGATTACCAAATGGAACTGCAGAATTAACTGCTGCAATAAGAAGAAGTAAATTAGTTTCAAAACAAAAAACTATTTCAAGATGCGAAAATTTAATTGTTAGTAAATCTGAGTTATCAGGATCTGGTATTGGATCAACATCTTTAAATGATGGATTATCTTTTAATGAAGTTTATGGAACGAGAGTTCAAGACGAAGAAATATCATTAAATTTTCCAGAGGCAACTCGTGTTTTAGCAGTATTAGAATCAAATGATACTAATGATCCTGAATTACCAGCAATAGCTGTTAGTGAGCAGAGTGATACATTTACAAGCAATGTATTGGTTGGGGAACAATTTATTGGTGGGACTTCAGGTGCAGTTGCTCGTGTAGTGGTTGTAGGAGCAACTCAGTTATCTTTTGTTTATGAAAACGAAAATGTATTCCAATTAGATGAAATCATCGCTCTGAAGACCTCTGGGATAACAGCTAAAATATCTAATATAACTATTGGTGATTCAAATATACTTGATGATTTTACTTTAGATAGTGGGCATCGAAATGATTTCGTAGACTATGCAAGACTTGTTAGAAATCCAGATACAGAAAAACCAACTCGTAAATTGAGAGTTATCTTTGATCGCCTAGTAAACGATGAGTCAGTCGGTAATATTGAAACTGTAAACAGTTACAATACTCTTGATTATTCAAGAGATTTGCCATTTGTTTTTGACAGTTGGGCTTCAGATTATATTGATTTTAGACCTAGAGTTGCACCATACACAGCAAATAGTAATTCTCCATTCTCTTATGCGTCTAGGAATTTTTCATCATCTAATTCCGAAACAGTAGTGACAAATAAAACTGTTGTTGTGGATTATTCTTACTACTTAGGTAGAGTTGATAGATTATACTTAACAAAAGAAGGAGTCTTTACTTTAAAAGAGGGAAAACCATCTAGAGTACCAAAATCACCAGTTCATGATGAGGGATCTTTCCAAGTCGCAACACTTTCATATCCTCCATATGTTCGTGAGGCAAATGAAGTTTTAACTAAAACTGTTCCACATAAAAGATATACCATGAGAGATATTGGTAGTCTTGAACATAGAATAAAAACTTTAGAAAATTATACAACTTTATCTCTACTTGAAACTGATACTAAAAACTTATCGGTAAAAGATCCTAACACAGGATTAGATAAATTTAAATCTGGTTTTTATGTGGATAATTTTAAAACTCATAAAACACATAATTTAAAAGGAGAATCTAATTTTGATATTGATATAGTAAAGGGAGAATGTAGACCTAGATCTACAGAAAGAAATATATCACTAGTTTTTGAAACAAATACTTCATCTAAAAACCCAATAACCACTGATTATAAATTTACTGAAGATTTTGATGATCTCAACATAACTAGAGGAGGGCCTGCATTAACTCTAAGTTATACAGACGTTACATTTATAGATCAACCAAATGCAACTAGAGTTGAAAATTTAAATCCATTCCTCACAGATATATTCGTTGGATCAATTGAGTTAACTCCAAGTTCTGATTTTTGGATTGAAGAAACAGTTTTACCATCACAAAATATTCAAGTAGATAGTGTTTTTGATAGTATAGCCGATTTATTGGGAGTAGATGATGATAATGGTGGAATGGCATCAAGTTTCTGGAATTCTCATGAAACTACTTGGAATGGTAGAGATAGTGCTACTTTAGTTGATGAAGAATTGATTGGACAGGAAATTTTATCTTCATCTACAACTAGAGACGTTCAAGATCATGGAAATAACATAGTAACAACCACAACAACAACTAAGGATGTTGAAAATACAATTAGACAAACATTTGAAGAATCTGGTGTAGAAAAAACATTTGGTTTAGAGTTATCTGCAGGTCAAGAAGTTATTGACTTGGGAACAAAAGTTGTAGGGATGAATATCCTTTATAATGTGAGATCAAGAAATGTTGAGGTTTTTGCTCAGAGATTAAAACCAAATACAAGATTCTATGTTTTCATGGAAAACACTGATTTAACAAAATATGCAGTTCCTAAGTATCTTCCAATTAAAATGGTAAAAGGTACTTTTGCAGTTAATGATATTGTAGAAAGTATATCACAATCTAATGAATTTACCACTACTCCTGAAATTAGATTTAGAGTTGCAACTCTTAATCATAAGGAGGGGCCATATAATGATCCAGAAGATACAATTACCAATTTACCATATCCAACTACAACATTATCATCAGCATACTCAAGCACTAGTGAAGTATTGAATATTGATACTGCAGATTTATCATTAGAAAATAATGTTGAAAATAGTGGATATGTAATCAAGGGTATGGAAATTGTAAATGAATCTGGAACTGCAGAAGCAACTGTTCAGGATTTAGCATTATTCAGTGATGAAAAAGGTGATTTAATTTTCTCCTTACATATTCCTGATCCTAAAATTACAAGCAATCCTGTATTTACAACAGGAAATAATACAATTAGAATAACAACAGATTCTGGTAATGCAAGTATATTAGATCCTGGTTCAAGTTCAGCAGAGGCAGAATATTTTGCAAGTGGATATCAAACAAGCACTCAAGAGCAAACTTTATCAATTAAACAACCACAAATAGAAAGAGTTCAAATTGGTTCTAAAGATGTAACCAGAAAATTTACAAAAGATAGAACTGAAACAGAAACTATCATAGAAACAGATATAGATATTGAAGAAGTTGATGACGATGATCCTTTAGCACAGTCATTTCAAGTAAAATCCGAAACTTATAAAAATGGTATATTTATTACTGGTGGAGAATTATTCTTTAAAACTAAAGATGAAAAAATTCCAGTAACTGTTCAGATAAGAACCATGAGAGATGGAATACCAACTAAAACAGTAGTTCCATTTGCTGAGACAAAAATAAAACCCAAAAACGTTAAATTATCTCAAGATGGTAGTGAAGCAACATCATTTAAATTTAAAACACCTGTATATTTGCAGAGTGGATATGAGTATGCTTTAGTTTTAATGGCACCAGCTACGCTTAATTACTTGGCATTTATCAATAGAATGGGTGAGAGTGATTTAATTACTCAGGGAATAAATTCAACTCAACCTGTTCTTGGTTCACTGTTTAAATCACAAAATAATAGCACATGGACACCAAGTCAATATGAAGATCTTAAATTCAAACTCAACAAAGCACAGTTTGTAACAAATGTACCATCTAGTGTTTTATTATTTAACTCTAGAATTAAACGTCATAGGATAAAGAAAAAAAATCCAGCCATTGCTTTTTCAAAAAGAGTTAGTGTTAATTTAGGATCAACAACTCAAACTGTGTTTACACAAGGAGATAAATTTGAACAGACGGTAGACAGTTTTAATCATACAGCAAAAGTATTTGCTGTTGGAGGCCCAATAAAAACTGGAGCATCAGGTAACAATCTGACGAGAGTTGAAAATACTGGTATTGGACTTACACCAACAAGTGGATCTCAAGTATACAGTGGAATTGGATTTACAAGTTTGACTGGATTTGGTCAGGGTGCAACTGCAAATGTCACAGTTCAAAATGGAGCAGTAACTGCTGCAAATATTAATATTCAAAACGGTGGTTCTGGTTATGCACCTGGTGATTTATTAATGTTAAATCCTCTTGGATCAACTGGATCGGGAGTTAGAGTTATTGTAAAGGGTCATGTCGGACTTGCTGGTACAAATGTAATTATATTAGATGATGTCAAAAATAATTTTATTGATAGTCAAGACATGAAGCACTTCCCTAATGGTGGAGGTGAAAATACAATCGCTGATGGTGATGTTACTTCAGTTATTCCAGATCCTGTAAGAGATGGATATACAATGAAAGTTAGACATAGAAATCATGGAATGCATTCAAATACAAATGAAGTTAAAATCACAAGATTTAATTCAGACGTTAAACCAACTACATTAACACAAAAAATTGATGATGATACGACTATCATATCCGTTACTTCATCAACTGGATTTGATAAATTTGAAGACCAAACAGTTTCTGCAGATTTTCCTGGATTTGTTCAGATAGATAAAGAAATTATAAAATATACAGGTGTATCAGGAAATGATTTAACTGGTATTACTAGATCTATAGATTCGGGTGACGATGAACGCAGAAAGTCGAATCACAAAGCAAAAGCATATGTGTATAAGTATGAGTTCAACGGTATATCTCTAAGAAAAATTAACAAAAGACACGATATTGATCCTAGAGAAAAAACATTTAATAGTTATCATGTTAAAGTATCTACAGCATCTACTGAAGTTTCATTTAAAACAACTAAAACTGGTGGTGGAAATGATTTACGTGTAACTCAAAATATACCTTTTGAAGCAATAAATCCACAAATAACATCAATAACACCTACTGGAACAAATATTTCTGCTAGAATTAAAACAACTTCTGGTACAAGTTTAAGTGGAAATGAACCATCATTTAATGATATGGGTTATGAAACGGTTGCGTTGAATAAGATTAATTATTTTGATACTCCAAGAATGGTAGCATCTGGAACTAATGAATTCCAACTACTTGATAATCAAAAATCCCTTTCTCTTGAACTAACACTTACAACTAATGATTCTGATGTATCACCAATGATTAACTTAGATACAGCTAATGCAATTTTACTAAGTAATCTTGTAGACGATAAAGTTGATAACTTTGAAACTGATAATAGAACAAAAATTCCAGGTTCTGAACCAAATAATGCAGTATATGAAACAAAAATGATTAATTTAGAATTTGTTTCTAATTCATTATTAGTTCAATTTGATGGACATCGAGAGGCAGAAGGTGATATAAGAGTATTTTATAAATTAGTTAGAAGTGATGGTAGTGGTGTTAGACAAAGTTACGTTCCATTCAATGGGGATGGGTTATCAGATAATTCTGTAAAACCAAATAGAACCAGAAATAGTTTCAGTGAATATAAATTTACTGCAGAAAATACACCTCAATTTAACGGATTTATGATTAAAGTTGTCATGACATCCACTAATCAGGCCAAACCACCTAGACTTAAAAACTTTAGAGCAATCGCTTTGAGATCATTTGAAATAGATTAATGGAAAGGTATTTAAAAGTAGAATCCGATAAAACTCATGTTAGAGATATGGACTCTAATGCCATTGTAAATAGAAATAAAGGTGAATTTGATAAATTTTTAAGTTTGTCTCAAAAAAAATATGAGGAAAAAAGAAAATTTGATAACATGCGTGAGGATTTAGATTCTTTAAAAAACGATATGAGAGAGATAAAAACTCTTCTTAAAAATATTATGGATAAATGATTTATAAATATTCCAAGATAGATTCTAATTAGTTAAATAATGGCAGCATATATTAGTAACATAATAATCGATGCTGGTGCTGATTTTGACCAAATTTTCAACTTAGAGGATTCGGCCAACTCACCTTTAGATTTGACTGGTTTTTCAGCCACGTCAAAACTAAAAAAACATCCTGCTTCTTTAAAGGACAAGGCATCATTTACAGTGTCATTTCCAAACAGAACACAAGGACAATTAAGAATATCTTTAGGATCTTCTATTACATCTGCTTTGAAGGCAGGTAGATATAGTTACGATGTATTATTAAATGATGGTTCTTTAAAAACTAGAATTGTTAGTGGAAGTGCAATTGTTACTGCTGGAGTTACTACAGGTTAATTAATATGGCTGATATAAAAGTCAGAGTCGGTTCAAGAAATGCCAAAAAGGTCATATCCACCATATCAGGTAGTGGAGGAACTTTAGGTGGATTATCAGATGTGGATATATCTGGTGGTTTAAAGGATGGAATGGTGTTAGTTTTTAATGCAGCAACGAGTAAATTTGAAGCAACTGATGAACTAACGCCAGGAGCAACACAAAATTTAAACATTAATGGGGGAAGTTTTTAAATGGCCAGCATAATAAGGACAAGAAGATCAACTGGCACTAGTGCACCCCCAACCATTGATTTTGGTGAACTTGCGGTTACAGTTTCAAATGGAACCCAAGGCAATTTAGGTGGAAGATTATTTGTTGGAGACAATACTAGTCCAGATGCAAATCCAATAGTAATTGGCGGTAAATATTTCACCGATATGATGAGCAATACACCAGGTACGGTTGCTGGTGGTTCGAATGCTAATAATAATACACTATCAAATGGATTCATACCAATACTTGAAAGAGAAAATGGAGGTCATCCAGGTGGTAGTGCTACAGGTTTTGGAGAGGTTACTGCAGCCGTAGGGTTTATGCCAAGAGTTAACCAATGGAACGTAGATAACATTACAATAGATGGAAATTCAATATCATCAAACGATGTAGATGGAGATATTAGATTTATAACCAATGGTGATGGACAGGTAATTATTAATGATGATACCAAATTAACCTTTGGTGCAAGTGAAGATGCAAGTATTGAATACGATGAAGATGGAACAGATAAAGTTCAAGTAACAGGTAAAGGTTGGGTATACAATACAGAAATTGAAATTTTTGGTGGATTAACCGTTGATAATATTGGAATTTCATCCAATGTTATAAGAACTAGATCTGGTGGTGGAAATACACTGTTTATTGATCCATACCCAGATGGTTTAGATAGTGATGGTATGGTTATCATCAAAGGTAGTTTACAGGTAGATGGAACAACAACTACTGTTAATTCCACTAATGCGACTTTGAATGATCCAATAATGAATATTGGTGATGTATCAAGCAAAAGAACTGTTACTTCTACAGTAGGATCTGGTGTATCAGCAATTACTTTAGATTCCGTTGTTGGTATTAACACTGGTGATGTCATAAGTGGTAGTAGTTCACTACCAGGTGCTGGAACCACCACAATAAATTCTTTTACCACACAACCAGGTGGAACAGGAATTGGAACCATTTTTATTGATGGACAGACAACTGCTGGTATAACAACTACAACACAATTAACAATTACTCACGGATTTGATACAAATACAGATCGTGGTATTTCATTTAACTATAACACTGGTACTGGAGTAGCAAATAACAAAACTGGATTCTTTGGTTATAATGATAGTACTGGAGAAACTAGTAATGCACCTGAAAGGTCATGGACTTATATACCCGATGCAACTATCACTGGTAATGTTTTAAGTGGTACTAAAGGTTTCCTAGATATAAAAGGTATATTCTTCCAGAATGGAGATTTCTCCACTGCTGGTAACGGAGTATTATACTTTGATACAACAGGTAAAATAGTTGGTGCGGCTGGTACTACAGCAGGTATAACAACCTCAAACTTCGTACTAACAACTGATGCCAGTGGCATACCTAAATGGACAACAACAATTGATGGAGGTCAATTCTAATACTATGAACAGTGAAGTTGATGTGAACATTTTAATTAATCATTACCATAAAAAATTATCAACAGTAGTGAATCAAAATGTTTTATTAGAAGCAAAAGTAGAATCTATAACAAAAGAGTATATGGATTTACAACAAAGACTGCTTAAATTAGAGGAAGACAAGAAAAAGGAGAAAAAATGAGTAAACCATCCACTAGACAGGAATTAATAGATTATTGTCTGCGAAGACTTGGATTTCCTGTGTTGGAAATTAATGTGGATGATGATCAAGTTGAAGATTTAATTGATGATGCAATTCAATATTTTCAAAACCGTCATTTTGATGGTGTGGAAAGGATGTTATTGAAACATAAGATAACAGAACAAGAAAGAGAAATATTGAGAACAGGTATCACTACAACAACAGCTAGTTCTACAGTTGGTATAACAACAACTAAATTTCAGGAAAATCAAAACTTTTTACAATTACCTGATCACATATTAGGTGTAGAAAGAGTTTTAAAGATGGATAATAACACCATATCAAGTGGTTTGTTTAATATTAAATATCAAATATTTTTGAATGATCTTTACTATTATGGTGCACTTGATCTTTTAAATTATACAATGACCAAAACATATTTGGAAGATTTAAGTCGTATTATCACACCAGATACCCAAATAAGATTTAATAGAAAACAAGGAAGATTATATTTAGATATTGATTTTGAACAAATGTCTGATGATACTTTTATAGTAATTGATTGCTATCGTCTTTTAGATCCAGATGATGTTACTAAAATTTACAATGATTTTTGGTTAAAAAAATATGCTACATCATTAATTAAAAAACAATGGGGAATGAATTTAATTAAATTCCAAGGTGTGATGTTACCTGGTGGAGTTCAGTTGAATGGAAGACAAATATATGAAGATGCAATTAGGGAACTTGAAGAATTAGAAGAAACACTTAAGAGAGAATACGAATTACCACCTCTTGATTTCATAGGATGATATTATGCCACTTTCTCCGTATTTTTTACAAGGATCGCAAGGTGAACAGAGATTAGTTCAAGATCTAATTAATGAGCAACTAAAAATTTATGGGCAGGATATAGTTTATCTTCCTCGTAAAATCATAAACAAAAAAACCATCATGAAAGAGGTTGTAGCCTCGACTTTTGATGATGCTTATCGTATGGAAGCATATCTTTTGAATTATCAGGGATTTGAAGGTAACGGAGATATTTTGCAAAAATTTGGAGTACAAACTACAGATGCAGTAACTTTTGTTATATCAAAAGAAAGATATGAAGATTTTATAAGTCCTTTTTTAACTTCTGATATTCAGATAGAACTAGCTACAAGACCAGAAGAAGGTGATCTGATCTATTTTCCTCTTGATAATACAATGTTTGAAATTAAATATGTTGAGGGAAAAAAACCTTTTTATCAATTGAATGATCTTTACGTTTACACTTTAAGTTGTGAAGTAATGGATTATGCACTTGATGAAGATATTGATACAGGAATTGAGGAGGTAGATAGAGCAGCAGTTGAGTTTGGATTTACAACAAGATTAAGTATGGTGAGTATTGCTGCATCAACAGCATCGGCAACTGTTCAGTTATCAAAAAATGCTGGAAATACTTCTGTTGGAAAGGGTGTTGCATTTGTTGATTTAATTAATGATGGAACTGGATATACACTTCCACCTTTAGTTGGAATAACATCTGCACCAAGTGATGGTATTAACGCTACTGCTGTTGCAATTATGACTAGTAGAATTGGTCAGTCAGGACAATCTATAGATCGTATAGAGTTAACAAATCCTGGATTTGGTTATACAAATCCACCAACAATTACAATTAGAAGTCAAAACGCATTTGGAACTGGTGCTGCAGCAACTGCAGTTATAGCAGATGGAACAATATCGATACCAACAATAATTAACGGTGGTGCGAGTTATGGTGTTGTTCCAAATGTAACCATAAACGCTGTTGGTTTGGATACAAATATTGGTATTGGGTCAACTGTGAAGGCAATAGCAATAGTCAACACTCTTGGTCAGATTGCTTCAATCAGATATTCTTTTGCTGGAATTGGATATACTGCAACTCCAACTGTCACAATTGATCCACCAGCAAGAGCTGGATTAGCAACTGGTAATTATCAGTTTAAAGAACTTGTTAGAGGAGTTTCAACTGGAACAACAGCGATTGTTGCTGATTGGGATGCAGATGATAGAATACTCAAAGTTACAAATATTGGTGGTGTTGGATTTGCACCTGGTGAATCAGTGGTAGGTATTGGAACTACACTTTTAGGATCTGATTCTGAATACATTGTAAAAAGTGTTTCCGATCAGGATGAGTTTGATAATTATAATGAAAATATACTTGTAGAGTCTGAAGCAGATGCAATTATAGACTTTTCTGAAGACAATCCATTCGGTGATTTCTAAATAGTTTGGATAAGTTCTGTTTAAGTTATGTTAGGAACCTATTATTACCATGAAATAATCAGAAGGACTATTATATCCTTTGGTACTCTTTTTAATGCAATTGACATAAAACACCAAACATCTGCAGGTGGAGCATTTTCAACTGTAAGAGTTCCAATTGCTTATGGCCCAACAGAAAAGTTTTTAGCAAGATTAGAGCAAAAACCAGATTTAAGAAAAAGAGTTGCAATAACTTTACCCCGTCTAGCATTTGAGATGGACGGTATATCATATGATTCTGCGAGAAAAGTTTCAACAATGCAAACTTTTAAAGCATTTACAAAAGATGGATCTAAAAGTGCAAGAAAAGTTTTTATGCCAGTTCCGTATAATTTAAGTTTTAAGTTGTATGCAATGACTCAATATAATGAAGATTCTCTACAAATTATTGAGCAGATATTACCATATTTTCAACCATCATTTAATTTAACTGTAGATTTAGTCAAAGCAATTGGTGAAAAAAGAGATATACCAATGATTTTAGATAGTGTAACTTTTGACGACAATTATGAGAGTGGATTTGAACAGAAAAGAGTTATAACTCATACATTAGGATTTACAGCAAAGACTTACTTATTTGGCCCAGTATCAGATTCTGGAAGTGGTCTTATTAAGAAAGTTCAAGTTGACTACCATACAAGTACAAATACTAAAACTGCAAAAAGATTTAAAAGATATATTGCCACACCTAGAGCTCTTAAAGATTACAATGACGATGGAGTTACAAGACTTGCAGAGGATATAACAAAAACTCAAAGGAAATTCTTGGTTCAAAATACTGCAAGTTTGGTTGTGGATACTTACATTGCCATCGGTGATGAACTAATGTTTATTAAAGAAATAGATGGAAATAATATTACTGTTAACCGTGGTGAAGATGGAACAACTATAGATACTCATATAAACGGTGATGTAATTGATGCAGTAAATGCTCAAGATGATGCACTTGTTGAGGTTGGTGATGA